AATCGTTGTTAAGCCTGGTAAACGGCTCAAAAAGTCGCTATCGTTTATCGGCGAAATATAACACCGACCAGAATAAACAGTTGCTAAAAATACTCCCCATGTACCCCATTCAATCCCACCGCGCCCGCCCTGCAAATAGGCGTGTATTTCCTCAAAGTGCCGAAGAAAGTCATCGGGGGTTATGCCTGCTCCCTCCATAAGGGACAAAGCAAGGTCTATGTTCGCTTTTTGGCAGCTGCCGAACAACTCCATGAGCTGGTTATATATTTCCATTGATTAGGTTTTGAACTTCGGTTGGATAATAGGGGTGCGCCTGCGAATATTGCGGATAGTGTTGGAGGGCTATTTTAGCGCAAAAAGCATCTAATCGCGCAATAGGCATTACTATATAAGGGAAATAGTTGGAAGGCTTTTTGACCAACTTCCCCGCATAATCAGCAAAGCGTTGGCTTCGGGTTAAAGCTATATTCATATATTCGTCCCGCATAGCTTTTTTTACTCTTTTCGCGCGATACTCCCAATCCCAATAATCTATATTTTCGTGTGCGGATAAGGTTAGGTCGTGCAAGTTGGGTAATTCCCTTAGTGGCTCATAGGACGCGATTCGGTAGCTATGCCGTATGCTGATTATTTCTAAGTTTTTCAGCTTAGCCAATGGTTCAATATTGCGGATGTTCGCGGAATATGTGCTAAACTCTATAAGGTTGGTACACGAAGCTAATGGGGATAAATCCAATTGGTTTTCGTCGCAAAATCTGTATGTGTCAAAACGCAGTTCTGTATCCACGATGTAGCCCAATTCAAATTTTAACAAATTTGTATGCCCAGCCAACGGGGACAAATCGGGGGCTGCGTGGCGAGCTGGTGAATCCTTAGGGTGTTTGGTAAAAATGGGCGTATAGTATAGCCACCTAAATATCCGCAAGCCCGTTAAATGCCGAATGCCTTCAATGCTACTTTCTCCATAAACTGTAATTTTCCCGAAACTGCAAGCGTTTATAAATTCTACCCATAGCCAATTCCAACACACTTCCCGTTCGTCGCAATCTTTCAACTTTAGCGTGTCAAATTTTAGGTATTGAAGGAATGCCTTTTTACAAATACCCTGCGATTCCATAAGCGTATTTGCCAATATAATACTTGCATTTTGGCAGCTATTGAATAGCTCTAAAAGCTGCTTATACATTTCCATAATCAAAGAATGTTAGTTGTGGTTTCGGAATAGGTTTTATTCCTAAAAAATAGTTAAAAATTTTGCTGCCAATAAATTCCGTGTAGGGGGGGGGGAATTGAATTAACCAATTCTTTCATTTTGGACTTAGCTGTGCCGATTTTAATCCAATCAATGCCCATCGCTAAAGCCCTATTTTCAAACAAAGTTTTGTCCAAATGGTCTTTCAGCTTTCCGCGAAAATAAACCATAGAGCTAGGTTTTTGCCCTTTCCCACTACCAGGGCACCCATAGCCGACGCAGGTAAGCAATTCGCCCGTTTTAACACTACCGCGTGGTTTTGGTAGAATAGGCTGGGGAACATAATCGCGTATGTGTTGGCTTAATTCAAAGTGCCTTTCGCGTAAAACCCGAAGTTCGGGGAATAGGGTAGCAGAAAGTTTTAAATCAACCCGAAGACCTGCCTTGCTTGCGCCTTCCACATTTTCTATTACGAAGGGTTTCCCAGATTGCACCAAAAGGTCGCGCACGGGAAACATCAAATCGGGCTTTGTTGCTTTGATATGTTTCGGGGTAATTTTGGAATATCCTTGACACGGTGGCGATGCGTGGATAAAATCAAATTGTGCGATAAAATCGGGGTCTTGCAAAACCGCGAGCGCATCGGCTTGTATGAATGTGTAGGGATAATTAGGCTGCGCGATAAAGTCCACACCAACGACCTCAAACCCCGCACGCGCATAGCCTACGGAACAACCGCCTGCCCCGCAAAAAAGGTCTAATACTTTAGGTTTTAGCATTGGTCAAATAGGTTTAGTTGGGCGCGAATATTTTCCGAAACATAATTCAGTTTGTTGAGTAGCATTTTTTCGGCAGCTTGTAAAGCCCCGATACGGTCTTTCTTATCAAAGCGTTTTCCTCTATCGCCAAAAACGGGGTGTCTTCGCCCTTGCTCATAAAAGGTATTTTTCATTAACCACCGACCGCGCTCAAACCACACGGAGATATTCCCAATTTTGGGCAAACCTGCGGGTTTATCTGATTCGCGATAGTATCGAGTCCAAACGTCTCCGGATTCTGCTACTGCTAAAAAATCAATACCCGTTCCCCAGCCTCGCGCCCATTCGCCCCGTTCCCATTTGGATAGGTATTCAGCTTCGGCATCTATGGGTGGGGTTGGTGTTGGCTGGGCGATGACTTCGGGCAAAGGCTCCGCTACAATTTCTATTTGTTTGGGTTCAATGGGCGCATACACTCCGTTTATTCGTTGGATGTAAGTTTCTAACCGATTCTGTGCAAGTTCCGCAGTTGGTACAAATCCTTGCTGATAGATTACTTTGTGCCCAAACTGATTCGTACCAATTATCTTATACAGCACCTGGTCGCTGGTTTGCGTGCCGAAAGACAAAGTAAGGTCGTTCGGTACAAAGTCGGGGTTTTCTGCTGGCACGATAGGGGTTTGGAATATTGGGCGCGATGTTTCGCTTATGCGCATTCCATCGCTTTCCATATAGGCACGCGCATTAAAATAGGAAATGCGTTTTTTGGGCTGTTCTTCTTCGGCTTCTACGGTCGGTTTTTGGCGGTCGTATTCTTCGTCCAACACTACCCCCACATAAAAGCCCGTGTAGGATTCGGCATTCCATAGAACGACCTTTTGTAGGATTGTTGGTTCGCTGAATTTGTCAAAGGTTTGACCAAAAACAGTAACTAAATCGGCTTCGCCTGATTCAGTTTTGACCAAAACGGGGCATAGGATAGGACTAACACCATACGGCTTTGCACGCGCAAGGTTTGACCAACAACGGGGTTGGGGTGTCCTTGCTTGCAAACGCACCGCCAAACATTCAGCCCTTCCAATTTCTTACCTATTTGGGCGGGGGAGTTTGGGAAAAGTGCAAGGTTAGCAAGACGCACCTCGTATTTTATGGAATTTGTGCTAATTTGAAAAGGGAACTTGTACATAGTCAAAAATTGGTTTGTTCATTTAATAGCACAAATATAAGTATTTAATTTTGTGGTGCAATAAAAACAAATCCTATTTTTAATATTTAACATTTTATTAACAAAAAAGGGCGGGTTTTTAATCCGCCCAAACTTGCTTACCAATGTACCGCAATTATGTTTTGTAATAAGCAACTTCGCCAACCCCTTTTTACTGTATCATAAAATCTAACTTGGAAATAGGTATAACCCGAACCCGTGCCTTTGACCCTATCAATTTCGGGTATGTAGTCTTTTTGGGTGGTTATGAATGCGTGTTGTATGGTTCTATCCTTTTTTTTATAGGTTAGATAAACCATAGGGTTTTCGTACAGCTTAGGGAAAATTTGCGTTTCGGCTATCGCTGCACGAATTGCGCTGATTAAACTGTAAAATCCGCAAGCCGTATAAAAATACCGTGCGCGAACTTTGATTTTTGCTTTTTGCTCTTCGTTGTACATAGTTAAAATAATTTATAAACGTTTGATAATCAACTGATTACATAATATTATACGGACGTTTTACGCAAAGGTTGCATTTTTTGGAAAAAAAAGAATAAAAAAAACGCCCTATATCCGAAGACATAAGACGTTCCAAAATGTACCACCATAGTACACTAATATTTAATAAAATGACAAGCCACAAGGTTTTTGGGTCGTGTTTCTGTTCCTCCTTCGCTTTCGGTTTGGTACCCGCTCGCAGTTCCGCCCAGCGTAACGATTGGCGAACCGCCACCATCTCCGCTAACGGTCGTTTCTAAATCGTGCTGGTGTGCTTTCAGCTCGTCGTCCTGCGCAGTTCCCATAATACGCGATGCGTCGCGACCTGCTCCGCTATCCAAATCCCGTATAAATCGCCCGCGCGTATCTGGTAAATTGAATGTGGTCGTTCCGTTCCCTGCTCCATAGGTTGTTCCTATTGCATTGAAAAGGGCACGGTAAAGGCTTCGCGATTTTTCCGAACCGTCGCACCGCAAATAGCCCCCCAATGGGGTAATTGTGGAAAAGTGCGCAAGCATTGTCCCCGCAGGGATATTTTCGTTGTAATATTCCTGCCGATATGGGAATGTCTGCAACAGGGCAATCGCGCCACCGCTTATTACAAACGTTCCAACTTCTGCGCTGCGGGTGTTTACGCTATCCCACGCCCCGCCCGAACCCAATTTGCGCACGCCTGTAGCCGTATTGTACCACAATCCATAAACCGCACCTGGTGGTGGCGTTGGCTCCGCAACACTAGCATAAAAACGCGAAGTTTGATACCACGCCAAATTTATGTTCGTTGGGGATTGATAATCTACGATTAGGTTATATGTACCGTCGGGAATGCCGACTGTAGATAATTCCAAATCCGATTCAACCGTTGCAACTGTAGCGATTACGCCTTTTTCGTCGTACCCATTCGCTACCACAAATCGGAAAGGCGCGCCTACACTTGCCTGCAAACGCACGGTGGTACTCGCGGGGAAAATTAGCAGGTCAAGTTCACCGGTTGAACTATTTGACTTACCCAGCAGCACCCCGTTACGGATAGCCTGCGAGTTGTGCGCATAAATTTCCTCTATTTTTATGCTTAGTTGTTCGGTGCGATTTAATAGCTGCTGCGCTTGTTTGTTTGAGGTGCCACCGCTACCGCCCAAAACAAAGTCGGCGGTATTTAGCTCATATACATCGTCCCACGTAGGGGTCGGGGTTAGATTCGCCATTTTTAGTTAGTTTAAAAGGTTATTGTCCATTCTACGACCACGCGAATATCCGAAGTTTTTACGATGCGCCCGACATAATACCGTGCGAACAATGTCCCATCCGCGCAAAATAGCCCAACTTCGCGAATTTGGTTTCCATTATTTTCGGTTGTTTCGCAAATGCCGATATACTTTACGGCTGTTTGTGTGGGATATGCGGTAGTAGATTCTAAGGCTTTTATAAGGTCTTGGCTTACAAGGGCGGTATCTGTAAGGTCGGGAACGGTTCCACCCGCACCAAACGCAATATCTTGTACGATTTTATCCGTATCGCCCGTAGCGGTCAAAATTGCGCAGGCTTCGCGCCCACCATTCACGACCAGGTTGTCCCCTTGCTGCATATCCACCAATGCACCTTCGGCATTATACACTTTGATTTTAACCCGACCTTTCGGGTTTAATGCGTCTCCGCCTATCTTTTTTTTCATTAAACGTTTCTGTTTAGCGAGGTTTGGAAAACTTGTACGATTGTGTTTAGGGTAATTGCTTCGGCTGGGCTTAGCCCTTCGCCTATTGTAGCAAAAGCGCATTCACGCGAGCTATGCCCTACGGCTGTACCCTGCTCATTTACAGCGCCCAAATATACGCTAAAATCTGAAATTGTATTGGCATTTCCCGTATCTGAATACAACAAAGTCGCGTTTCTGTGGCTTCGGGTAGTTGTGGCATCTGTTCGGCTTATGATAAAATAACCCTTAGAATCAATCGCGACCGCGTGGGTATATTTGTTGGTGTTGTTGGCTGCTGAATAGAATGTATCGGAGCTGTTGGGCGCGACAAATAGCTGCCCTTCCAACACATTCCCCGTAGTGCCGACCGCTCCCATATCCGCACCGCCACCCGAAAAGGTCGTACGCGAATAGTAGCTAATGTGTTGGCTGGTAAGATTCCCGTTTGTAGCTGGTACATAGTGGGTATCGCCAATCGTATTCGTACCATTAGGAAGTGCGCCCGTTTGCGAATGCGTCCAACCGCCTGCAAAGGTAAGCCTATAGGCGGGGTCTGTATCTGCTGGGTCTTTGAGGTTGTATTTGTGGGCATTCGCGGAGCTGCCGACCATAGGATAAATTGCGTGCATTTTCGCCCAAAGTCCTTCGGCTTTCAAATCTGCTACCAATTCCCCGATTGCGTCCTGCTCCGCAAAATCTGTAATACCCGCAGCCGTAATAAACGCGAGGGAATCCGCATCAAATCGCGCAGCTCGCGCACGCACAAAGTCGCTAATGTTGGAATAGGTAAGTGTTCCGTCGTACTGAAAAAGCCCGTTATATAGCCCACCAAACGCATCAGAAAGCCCGATTTGATTATCCAACAAAATCGTATCTTCTATGTCGGTCGTATCGTTGATAACCACATTCACGGTAATATCAAAAAGCCTACATCGCGCAGGCTTAAATTCTTTGATAATCTCTAATGCGTCCGCAATTTGTCCCGCATCAATAACCGTGTTGTTGGCTGAATTTAGCCAAACCCGAAAGAATGCCCAATGCCCAAAACTGCCGTACGTTTGCGTGCCGTCGTACTGAAACGTGCCGTCGTACAAAACGCTGTAGCCAACACCTTCTTCAATGTTATTCACTACTAAATTGATGTTCAAAAGCGCATCAATAATAGACTGTACCGTGCCTTTGCGTCGGTGTAAGCGAATAGCGTTTTGGATAACCGCCCGTTTCTGGGCTACGGTCGTAGCATATTTATAACCTTTTACCCCCAATACGTCAAATTGGGCAGCCAAATAAGGTAAGACCGCTTCGTCCACCGTATCTATAAAATAGACCAAAAGCTTTTCAATCGGAGTTTCCGCAAGCTGCTGCGCACCCGCCTGTTCGTAGGCTTTAATGTGCGCAAAGCTTTGCAGGTATAGGGGTAAAAGGCTATCCATTATATTTCTTCGGGTGCTAAAAATTTAAAAAATCCGTTCACTTCCTCAACGGTTACGTCTGCTTTGTTTACAAGTATATGCGGTTCCAACTTTCGGAAACTTGTTACAAGTTCGTCCCCCGAAAATTCGTATTTACCCAAAACTACAGCACTACCGCGAATCTCCCAATACTGCCCCCCTGCTTGTTCAGCCTCAAAAATCTTTTCCGTAGATGCAAGTAGGTAGTGTGTTGGCTCGTCCCCTTCCATTTCCGAATAGTCTTCTAAGACCAATTCAAATTTGAATTGAGTATTGGCGTGAATATCACCGCTCAACAAAAACGAAAGCTGAAAATCTACACGCTGGGGTACCGCTTTTTTCTCCCCTCCCTCCGTTTCGCGCTGCGCGAGTTCGGGAATATCAACGTGCACACCTTCGCCCAAAACATCGTCTAACGATGTCCATTGTCCATCGGCTAATGCGAAGGACTTGCTTATACTAACTGTTTTGATTTGTGCCACGATTAAAATGTTTCAGTTGTGAAAATAGGGTTTGCGTTGGGCGTAGAATTAAACCGCGCAGAAATTGCGCCCTGATATGTAATCTCTAATTCGTTTTGGCTGGTAATCGTGGATGCTAATACCGTGCGCGTGTAGCTGGTACCGGAGATTGTCGGGGTGCTGCTGTTTTCGTATTTGATTTGCATCGCCACATTCGTAGTATTTTTGATAATTACGGTTTTGCGCTCATGATTTGCAGCGACCAAAAGAAACGGGGTAGTGTTGGGATTGGTTCGGGACGTATGTTTGGCGCGCATTAGATTCGCGCTTTGTGTGCCCGTAGCGGTCAAATAGTCCGCGTCTCGCGTTGCTGAATCCGAATACAGCCAACGCCCGACTAATACCCCAGCCGTTGTTCTAAATTCAATTGCAGGATAAACCGTATCTGCGTGCGTGTAATTGGTAGCTTCTACCTGCGGGCTTTCGCCCAAATTTACAGCTTTGTTTTGGTGCACTTGCCCCGTGCTTATTTCTAAGCTTGCCAAACTACAATTCATTTTTTTATCCAGGGTTAGTTCCGATTGATTGCACGTTCAAAGCGTTGCAATACGGAAAGTGAATTGGTGAAACAATAATATCAGTAAACGAAGGCAAAGCTACAGAATAAACACCATCTATTTGAGCAATACGAATAATTTGCGAATAGACAATGTCGCGCCCCAGCGTCTTGCGTTTTTCATCAACAAAAGTTTGTAAAGCTGCCCGAACCGCAGGCACCACAACCGAAGGGTCGGCAGTCTCCAAAAGCGTAAGATTTACGTTTAGGGTGTAGTTCAATCGCACGGCACTATTCACCACAACGGTATCGCACATCGGGCGGTGCGGATAAACCGTATTGTACACCTGCGTAAGAATTTGGGCAGGTGTTGTTTGCCCGTCCGCGACCAAAACGTATAAGTGCACTTGACCAGGTGTATTCGGCGGTTCAATAATTCCCACATCTACAATAGAAGGATTGGCAGTTCTTGCCCAATACTTATATGCTGCTGCGGGACCCGCTACGCTAAAACTTGCTGGGGCTAAAAAAATCCGTTCGCGTAAGCGTTCGTCGCTTTCCAAATTTGCACCGCCTGCGGTTGTATTCACATTGAACGGTGGCGTTACGGTGCTAACAAAGGGCAAAGGGTCTAAGTTGGTGTTGATTGTTCCGCTTACGTAGCCGTTCCCTGCTGTTCCTAATGTGGTACAAACGGCGGGAATATCCACCTGATTAACCCCACTTGCTACGGATATAGCTTGCTGGGTCTGAAAAATTACCGCAGTATCTACCGAAGATATGCGCGTGCCTGCGGGAATGATAACCCCACCGTGCCCAATAACCAAATTGAACCGGAGCGTACAAGTCGCTGCCGTTTGTCCCAATCGGGTAACGCCTACCAGCGAACCAAGCTGCTCCAAATGCGCGCCCGCAGCTGATATTACAATCGTTTGGTCAAATGCTGCCTGCAACTGTTCGCCCAAAAGCGAAAGCCCATACGCAAAAGTGCTTAATAAAATCTTTGTTACCGAAGCTGGTGGAATTGTTGTTCCCGAAAGGGCTTCGTATTTGGCTACCAAATCGCTTTCTATATTGGTAACATCTGTATCTACGACATTAAGAACCGTTCCCATATGTTAGTGTATTTGTACCTTCGCCTAAATTGGATTCCCACGTGAGGGCTAAGGTTATTTTTGCGCCTGCTTCGCTAAAAGTAATTACAAGGTTTGTAATCGTCGCGCGTGGCTCATAAGTTGTAATCTGATTGATAATTTCACCGCGCAATTCTGCGGATTCGCTTGCTGGTAAGCCGATGTATCTATCAATATCAATCCCCAAATCGGGGTTTAATGGGATACTTCCTTTCTGGGTGCTTAGTAGGATATTGATACATTGTTTTATATCTTCTACACCTTCCACCACACCGCCCGCAGTTTCTAAAGAATACTGCCAAAAATCGGTTTGCAAATCTTCTAAGGTTGGGCTTATCATAAGTTTATGGTATTGGTGGTAATGAGATAACCGACCCGACTTGATGTTTGTGTGTACCTAAGCCGATAAGGTTGAAAGCAAACACGTTCCCAGTCGCGCGAATCGTATTCAATGCGGTAACGGCTCCCGTAAATCGGCTTGTTCCAAGTGTTGCAAAGTCCCCTTTGACCTGCAAATTACCCGTAAATTCAGCCGTAGGCGCATCTATGGTAGCTTTAACCGTAGCTTTGACCGTTGCATTTACACATTCTATTTGCACGTTAGCAGTCGTTTTTATGGTAATATCCCCAACCGTATCTATTTGTAAAACGTGGCTTGCACGGTCGTAAGATACTTTCGTGCCGTCCGAAAAAACAACACTGTTTATATCTTTACTCGCAAGTTTGGGTAAGACTGAATCCGAAGGTATTGCGCCCAAAACTACGCCTGTTTCGCAATTTTCGTCCACCATACATACAACCTGCTCCCCAATATCAGGCAGACCAAAAAATGAGTTTTTAGCAACCGAAGTTACCACCATTGGGTACCAATAAGAAGCGATTTGGTCTTCTTCAAAATCAACCCTTAGCAAACCTTTTGCTGGGTCTTTCTCGCAAACCGTGCCGTATTTTATCATATTTTTAAGTTGTTCCGCTATACAATTCCCTTACACCACCACCACCACCGCCCCCGCTTTTAGGTGGCGTGCTTTTTACTTTGAATTTACTAATCCGTTTCTTTTTCAAAGGCGTTTTGCGCTGTTCTGGGCTGCTTACATCCTGCAAACGTTTAGCTTCTAAGCTGGTCAAATATCCACTATCGCGCGATATGGTATGTGTTGAGCGGGTAATATGCCACGTGCCCGACATTTTGCCAACTCCCGTAAGTAGAAAATTACTGCCTGCCAACAAAATAGGATTCCCAATCAGCGAAAAGCTGCCCGTTTGTCCGTCGGTGTTGGTGCGGTGTAATGCTGCCTGCGCTTTTACACGTGCCTGCTGTTCGGTTTCTGCGGTTTCTTTCAGCCCCAAAACGTCGGCGGATGTATTCGTGTTTGCCCCGCCAACCGTTCCCGTGCCGGATACCGTGGAACTCTGTGCGGTCGGGGTGCCGCTAGAGGTTATGACCCTCTCGGCAACGCCCGCTACCGCGGACGCCTGCGCCGTTGGCGTACCGGTTCCGGTTACGCTGCGCTCTGCTGTTCCTGCTACCGTCGAGGATTGAGCGGTTGGGGTGCCGCTCCCCGTAATCGTCGCCCCGCCGCCTGATGGGGCGGTGAAGTAGAGGATGCGGGGTTGCTTGCGGAAGATTTGCCAAGGATTCTTGGTCCACTCTTGCAGCCTTGGCCCAGACCACGATTCGCCAACGCAGATGCCCGCCAACAGAATGACACCATTAAGATTGCGCCCGCCATTCGGGTCTGACCCAAACCAGTTGGCGAAATTCTGGAACCCCCGCGCCGAGTTTGAGACGCTGCGGGTATCGGTTCGCCCGTCTACCGCGCATATCGCGGAGTTCGCGGATATAGAGTGCGCCGCAGCTACTACCCGATTTGTCCCGAACGTCAGGCCGGTACTGTAGGACCACTCCGACCCATCCCACACATAGCGGTATGACAGGCCGTCATCACCGAAAGTGCCGCCGTTCCACCCGTTGCGGTCGTATATGCACGCCGACCACGCGACCGCCGTGCGGACGATGAAACAGGAAAAGATCGTGACATTTACGCTCGACTCAAAAGAGTCTATGCCGGTGTTTGTCGGCGTGTCGGCGGTGGAGGAATAGTCCAGCCCTAGCCCACCAATCGACGGCGATATACCGCGACTACCAGGGATTGATGGAAGCCCGTTCGCCAGGTTCACCCGCCCAGAGCCGGCGCTTACTACAAATCGCGCGCCTTTCGCCCACTCTGGCGCAAGCACCGCTGGCCCGCTAGGCTGCCT